CATCTGAAGGACGTTACCAAAGCCTCGACCCAGGGCGCTACCTGCTGCCTGCCAGCCTGAGCGGGTGTCTTCGTCGCCTAAAGCTAGGCGCTTGTTCTCCTCGATGAGTTGTTCCCATTCTTCTTGGAATCGGCCTCCGGGGAGGGAAGGGGTTGACGGCTCTTGCACCGCCCAGGGGTCATCAATCGTGGGTGTCGTGGACTCCGTAGGGAATGGCGTAGATGACCAGGGGTCATTTAGATTGGGCAAGACTTTCCCTGATGAGTCGAAGCATACTTCGCTTCATCTCCTTAGGCATGTTTCCCCACGCCTCAGGAGACCAGTTATCTTGAATATAAGACGCCTCTTCAGGAGTTAACTCAGTATCTTCCGGCTTATCTCTACCTTGACGAGTCGGGGCAAGATCCTCACCGAGTCCAGCCTCGTTCTTAACAACGGAAGATCTCTGTTTAGCTGCGGACATCTTTGCTATCTCCGCCTCTACCTCTAACTTCATTCTCCCCTTGGTCTCTATGTACGCTTCCACCCACCCATCCTTCGTCCCCTTGTACGAGAGCATCGCCTCTTCCGTCTTCGCTTTGACACGAGCATCAATGGCGTTCTTCTCTCTGAGACCTTCAGCTACGGTGGGTTGACGGATTCCCTTCTTAGGAAGAGATCCCTCGTATCGAGTCTTCCCAGTCTTCTTGTCGATTCCCCTGAAGCCTCCCTCGAAAGTAAAGATTCTTGGATCGTCTACTTCGTCCGGTCGATTAATCGCTTCCAGTTGAGTCTCCAGCTTGAGAAGTTCCTTTCGTCGGCCTTCCACTCCTTCACCCGGAGCCGCTACGCTTAACGTATCAATCCTCTGTTGCCAGCCTGTCTTTTCTTCCGGGCTCAATCTCTCATTATTGTCTACGCTGTGTCGAACCGTATCTGCAATGGACTGAAGGGATTCCATACCACGACTCGTAGCCTCTCTAAAAGCCTCCGCTCTTTCTTCGGATGCAGCACGCTCCTCTTCCTGGAGTACCCGGTTCCGATCCTTATTAATCAGCCCGATCTTGTCAAACAACTCCTGCCGGTTCATGGCACGTTCGCGTTCACCCTCGTACTGTTTCTGCTGGAAGTCGTCCTTCCTCTCGGCAGACCAGTCATTCAAGCCGGACGCAAGGGCAGAACCCGCGTTAACTCTAGGGTCTAACGCCGCCTGTGACATCTGACCGAGTGCTCTACCCAGTCCCCCTAGTTGCCCCCTTGCGTACCAGGGCTCTTGCTCTACGGGCTGCTGCTGGTTAAGGAGTTGATCGTACATATCCTGATAGAGGTACGGGTTTTGATTCATTGGTCCGCCCATATTCTTAGTACCCCCACGTATTGTTCACAGAGACTCCGCCCCATCCGGAGTTACCCGCTCCGCCAGCCATCGTTCCGGCGCCAGCTCCTACTCCACCACCTCCGCCTCCACCGCCGAATCCACTCGGCATGCCAGAGTCGTAGGCGCCTATCCCTGCGGATAATCCTGCTCCGAGAGCTGCCCCCCAGTTCATGCTGGGCTGAGGAACGTACTGAGGAGCCCCTGTCCCCGACTGAGAGTGAGGCGCTATGTTCGAGATCATGCCAAGCCTACGGAGGTAGTTGTCTAGGTTCCTATCTGCCGTGTTCTCGTTCCAGAGGCGACGTTGGAAGTTGGTTCCCGCTGTTGCAGCTCGTCTGGAGTTATCAGACTGAAGGGCTCCTAGTGCCATCTGATAATAAGGAACATCCTGACCCGAAGAGGCGAACGCAGGCCACATGCCGAGGCCGCCCATCATTTCACCGGTAACTTGATTCGCTGATTGCTGTCCAAGTCCTAACCCGAACTGATTGAGGTCGCTAACCGAGTTGATCATCCCCGCGTTCTGTCCTCGTCTTGCGAGAGCATCTTGCATCACGGCGATATCTCTACCCCTAGCGTCCGCTATGTCAGCCCCGTACCTGGCAGCGGAGGCCCCTTGACCTGCTGCCGCTATCTGAGCTGCGTTCTGAGCTGCGGCGATGTCTCGTTGATTCACCATGCCGAGGGTGTTGCCACTCATGTTGAGGTGCTGACCGTACATGCCACCCTGTAATCCCGTTAGTCCGGAAGCGAGGGCCTCTGCTTGTTCTTCCGCGGAACGGGCTCTGGCGAGAGCGTACTCGGACCCAGAGGACTGCCCCACACGAGACCGGTTAAGGTCCCCAAGAGCAAGTTGGCCCTGTTCCATTGTCCGTCTCTCGATATCAGCGGCTCCCGCCAGGTACTGTTCGTTCTGCAAGATGTTCAGGAACTCGGGATCGAGGAAGCGTCTTGCGTTCTGTCCGAAGAGTCCTCCACCTGACGCGTCTCCTATGGATCCACCGCCTCCACCTCCACCACTCATGCTGTACCCGCCGCCGGATCCGCGGAAGCTACCAGCTCCGGCACCGGGACCACTAGCCCCGTAACCACTGGCCCAGCCATTCGCTCCGGGCTGCGGAGAGTAAGGGCCGAACTCGTTGCCCAGGTTCCCGTTGATGAACTGCATCATTAGGCTCTGAGGGCCTTCGAGGTTCGCTCCAGACGTGCGATCATACATCGCCTGTTGCATGGGGTTGATTCCACCCTGAGCGACGTTAGCAAGCATCCCTTGGCCTTGTAGCATCCACGGGTCTGGGCCTGCGTTGGCGCCGAGCTGCATCATTAGTTGCTCGAAGTCGGGTTGACCACCTCCACCGCCACCGCCTCCTCCGCCACCACCTCCACCGCCAGTGGGAGCGTCTCCGTATCGACCTCCTTGACTGGGAGAATTGGCAGGGGTTGGCATCGCCAGTCCACCAAGTCTTGCAAAGGGATCTAGGCTGTTCGCGTTTGTACCCCCTATGCCTTGCCCCATCTGAGAGAAGTACTGTCCCATCGTTGGGTTGTAGCCAAACGGGGCAACGTATTGGTTATTCTGAGCGTTGAATAGATTCTGGATCTCATTGAGGCCCGTGGTCATGGGACCAGTGAGGCTTCTCCAGGGCTCGTAAGTCGACCCGCTCGTTCTATTCGCCGGGTCCTGCTGCCACCGTTGGGCGTTCTCCGCCTGTTGCATCGCCTGCTGCTGCTGATCGTAGGACATGTAGGCTGCGGCCAGCCCTGCTACCCAAGCCATTGTTAAGCTACCCTCTCTTTTTTCGCTACGGGTTCCGCTAGATGCACGTACTCAACATGCCTCGGCTCCCATCCTCGCGCCTGTAAAATTTTCGCAACGTTAGGCTGCACGGTGAGCCCTCTGACTTCGACGGTCATTCCCGCATCGCTCCATGCGTCCTCTAGTACGTTTAGCGATTGATCAAGGAGGCTTACTCCTTCGGGGATATCACCTGTCTTCGCCATCGCTACGAAGGTAGCCTGGAAGTGGGGGCCATGATCGATCATCTCAAGAACAAAACCCCCGACCTCTGCCCCGTCCCAATCACAGCGAAACGGGAGGAGACAAGGAGAAGAGAGCCCCGCCTTAATGACCGGTAGGCAAAGGCCGGGAGCGTGTTCAGCAGTTATTTCTAACCACCTTTCTATTTTCTTTTGGCTATCGGCTACGTGGTAGTTTAGTTTGTGGATCGAAAGCATAATTACCCCAGGATCAGATATCGAAAGTCAGAGTCGGCGACGTTACTGTCGTGCTCCACGGTAAAGGATCCGACGTGAAGGGACCCGACGGTCTGAGTGTCCGTCCTTCCGGTCACGTAGCTTGCTGGATCAATAAAAACGTACTGGAGTCGAGCTGCGGATACGGCGTCTAGCGGCTGAAGAGCGATGCAGGAGGTTTTACTCAGCCTGGAATCGAACACGGCAGTCTTCCCCGTACTGTTCGCTATCGTGAATTCTCCCCCTACGTTCAACTTGCCGCGAAGGAACTGAACTAGATGACGGTGAATCTGAGCCGCAAACTCAATAAACTTATTCCATGTCGCGACCTGAGTAGCAGGCTTAGGGATAGGGTATTCAGTGAAGGTGCTCATCTGTATTCGCCTTCCCCTGACACATCGACATCAATGCCATGAATTACGTTCCATACAGAGTGAGCGGTAGCCTCCGCATAATGCACCTCGATCTCAATATAGGGAGCTACCAGAGGGAACCCATCGATGGCCCATCCTTCCTGGTTCTCTCCCGTCACCGCATTCACCACGTGGACTGCCGCGTTTTGGTCAGGAGTTAAGTAGCCCCTGACCGTTATCGTAGTGGCCCCAGTCCCCACTACTCGAACACGATGGACTTCAGTTTGTCCCGGAAAGAGAGAAAATCTACCCGTAAGGAATGAGGCCGCCCTCGCGGTAGGAGACAGCGCCACGGCATGAACTCGATCAAGTTCTACGTAGGCTATATCATCTCCATCGTACCTGGACCGGTAAGGGAGAATGTCATCCTCGTAGGAGACTAGAGGCCCATACCTCGAAAGGTCGTCCACATACTGGAGTCCCCACCTGTCAAGATCTTTGTCGTATTGGAGAATGATCGCATCGTCACTAGGGGCTGAGTCCACAGTACTAGCGTCAGTCGGTTGCCCGTACCGCCATGACACGATGGAGCTGTTCACCCCTCCGGCCCCCCAGATCCGATAGTCCGGGATCCGGTACCAACCAAGATTGGTCGTCGTGATCGATATCCCACCAGTCAAGGGCGTGGTAAGGAAATCAGCAGCAGACCCAGCGTAGAGGAGTTCCTGATTGAGGCCCGTGTCAATAGGAACCACAGTCTCCCCATTGATGACCTGCTTGAAGCCACCACGAGAGAAGTAGAAGACATCCACCCCGCTCTTAACGATAGACTCAGGGGCTACGCATCCATCCCCTATGCTTCCAATCTCGTGAACATCCCACAGAGGGACACCACCCGTGTGCTGGCAGCGGTAGACACGGAGGTCGGTGAAGATTAGGAAGTAGTCCTCGAACCCCTCCAATCCCATGATTTCACCGGCATCAGCCTTGAGGTCAAGCCAACCAGCTAGAGTAGTCTCGGAAGGGTCGAAGTCTGAGGCATCGTCTCTCGCACTCCAAAAGAACCGGTTAGGCTCTCCGGAGGCTCCACCAAGGATTAAGTGTTGCCCAGATGTAGTACAGAACCTTGCGTGAGGGTTATAGGTACTAGTGACTAGATCCTCAAACGTCACCGCTACAGTAGAGTGATCGTAAAATTGGACCGTATTCACTCCATTGCAGGCGATGATGTTGTTCCCGAACCTACAGAAATCCCAGGCATTATCAGACGAGGAGTAGGCTCCCCCTACTAGCCGATCTACATCTCCCTGGGGTGTATCAATTGCGAGACGACTAAGAATCGCATCCGGAGCCCCCGCAACCCCATCTCCAGCCGCGATGTAGATAGCCCTAACGAAGTCCCCAGAAGAGTCCAGTTCTCGGCAAGAGAAGCGTCCTCGGTAATCCACCGTTGTCCCATCAACAGATCCTAGGTCGGTCTGAGCGGTGAGGTTATACGCAGGACCCCAACCGTTAGGGCGAGGGTGAGCATTCACCACCAGGCGAAGGCCCATAGTATTGATCGAGGTATCCGGTCGCCAGTCCTCGAAGGGGATGTATTGAATTGGGCTCATACCTAGAAACCCCAGTTATATAGGCGTCCACGACCCCAACTGTGCCGTCGTCCACGTCCACCATAGCCCGGTAGTTGTGTAGGCGAGATCTCTTTGATTCCTTGTAGGGCCTGGGTCTTGGTTACGAGCCTGGTCTCTTCCTCGAGGTATCTCTGGAGGTGAGCCTGGGCCTTTTCGGGCGCTCGACTGTAGGTCTGATGGTAAAGGTAGCAGGCATACTCGTAGACGAGTCGGTAGGCGTTCTTCGTATCGAACCATTCACTCGTGTAGGCATCGGTCATCTCCGTCCCCGTAGCGAGGTCTGTCTCAAAGGGGACGAACCATTTCCACACCGAACTCACGTATGCCTGAGTGGGTCTACCAGGCCCACCGACGAAGTCCACTTGAAAGAAGTAATCAGTGACGTCTGACGCCTGCGGGATCGGCCACACATGCAGCTGGTTCGATACCCAGGCGTAAACCCTAGGCGTTCCCTCGGTACTGAGAGTAGAGGTCTCCGCGAGGTTAGCCCAGAGATCGATCGGGTCAATTGGCGCCAGCTCCCAGGAGTGCTCGTCGTCCGACTTGTCAAATAGATGAACGGCGTTGATCTTCGAGACATCCGAATTCGCTACGTCAGTCCCGATCAGAATGTCATACTGAAACTGGCCTTCCACAACGTCAATCTCGTCCACCCGTCGTTGAAAGTGGAGGTCCAGCTGGTCACAATGGCGAATAGCGTCAACGATAGCGTTCTTAATCTTCGCTACTTCTTCGGTGGAATCTCCACGCGATAACGATTGTCTCACCGCTGCAACCAGCGTACCCCAGTTACTCATTTATGCCGGACTCCAAGGATTCCGTCCACCAGCACGAGCCGAGACGGTGATCGCGTGTTTGATCTGGCACAACTGGCCAGTCGCAACGGCCGTCGCTACCCGGAACTGAATGTAAGCGGTCTCGCTCGAAGTAACGACAGAAGCACCCGCAAAGGTGTCGGTCTCTCGAACCACTTCAGTAGCCCCGAGATTGGCGGTCGTGTAGGAGAGGAGGGTTGTGGTTGTACCACCGTCCACCAACTCCAGCACCGCGGTACCCGTGGGCGTAGCGTGAGCGTCCAGCTCTTCACTTACGGTCCAAGCCTTCACTACAACGACACCCTTAGCAAGGCGCCAGAGTTTGACTACATCGTCTTCGACATAGATCCGGTCGGTAGTAATATCGCTCAGGCTCTCGCCTGCACCTTGGGAGAACCAAGGACCACGGAAATACGAATCTTCTTTATAGGTAGAAGCCATGTTTTATATCCTCCTTTCTCTTAGCTTAGGTTAGGTTGGGCGTAATCGAGGGCAGTAAGACCAGACACCACAGGAGCGTAAGAAGAGACCACGATCTTGCCGTAGGATCTCTTAACGCTGGTTCCGTCGTTCCAGTCGAAGCGAGGGGCGATGGTACCGGAGACGAGCTTCGCGTAAACACGATGTTTATCGCCAGCATCCCAAGCGTTTGCGGTCCACTTGAGGTGATCACCCTTCGGGTTCATGCGGCCTACTGCTGTTACACAGGCACCGGCCCCGAAGAACACTCCACGTCTGACAGTATCGATAGCGACACTAGTCGAGGAGTTCATCCCGCGAGGAAGGAAGTTGTTCTCGAACAGAACCACGTTACCCCATTTGCCGAGAGCGTTAGTGAAGAACGGGTGGCCGGTAGCCTGTCCGCCCTGCAAGGCATTCGTCATGGTGGAGTACCAGTCGGTGTCACTCTGACGCAAGCGCCGGAGTTGGGCCGGATGGAGTTCTAAGCCGTAATACTCAGCATCACCCACTCTAAAGGGAGCGATGGGAAGAGGTAGACTTCGAGCGATCTCTTTCAAGTCATCGATGTGACCGATGTCAAGGAAGTCCACACTGGTAATCGTCTCGTCCGAGGGAGTACCAAGGACAGATGCCGTAGCATCACAGCGATACGCGTGTTGATCGTCTGGAGTGTAGGGAGTGTTGTTGTCGGTGTAGCGCAAGTCAGTCTGACGGGTGTTCCCCGTCATGTGATTCGCACGAGATGCACAGCGGCGCTCTTTGATGAGTCCGGACATGTTGGCCCGGAGTTCCTTCAAAGCGTCGAAGCTGACCCGTTGATCAACGATATCGGTGTCATCGAAACGACCACCAATTCTCCAAAGATCAAGGATCACATCGTCAGTAGCTGTGTAGATCTCGCCTTCGTTACCCTCGATAATCTCATTACCGAGAGCACCAGCGTTTTCACCCATCTTCTGTAGCCAAGTAAGGCGGATTCGGTCTCCGATACCCTTCTTAGCCTCGTCTATGTACACATAAGCATTGGACTTATGGCTCTTACCACTGAGTCCATATACTGGGTTTGTTGCGGGATCACTTTGATAGTAGTCCTGCCACAAGGATTTCGCCCAGAGTTTTTGAGTCTCGGGGGCGTTTACATCATAATACCTAGCCAATTGTTCAGCCTCCTATTAGTTGTTATTTTTCATCCCAACTGAGACTGTTCCCGTCCCCTGTTGAAGGGCGTATGGTGGCTCCTTATGAGCCTGTCATCTTGGCTAGGCGTCTTCCGGCCTCATGACGGTAATCGATACATATCACAATTCAAAGTCTATGTCAACCCGCTCCTTGAATCTGGAGGAGCTTTTCTAGTCCGATATTGGGGTCTTTCTCCCATTTAGTAAACTGATCATGAGACGCCCCGTTGACCTGCTCTCTCGACGGAAGGACCCCTGTGGGTGTCTTCGGATTTGGGACCGCATTCATGCTCATGTTAGGGCGAGGGGTCAGGTGGGCGGACGTAGAGACCGGGGCGGGGGGTGCTTGCGCCGGGATAGGTTGACTCCCTGCCACGTAGCCCATCTTCTCGGCCTGAGTCAGAATCGCATGGGGAAGACTAGTTCCGGCTTGGTAGTATGCAAAACCCATATCCGCCTGAACCCTGGCTACCTCCTGGTCAGCCTCCGCCCTGACATGATCCTCAGCGTAAGAGGGGTTTCTGAATCTTATATTCCGTTCCGCTATCTGATGAAACTGATCCCTCAGAAACGCCTCCGCCTCTCTAAAGTCAGGCCGTCCTAGCGCCTCTGCATCGGTATCGTACTTCGTCTGAATGGCAGTCACGCTCTCATGAGCCACCCTCTGTCTTTCAGCAACTTGGTGCTGCTGATACGCTTCCTGCCGGTGGTAAGCATCCATAGCTGCGAGGTCCGCACGTTGATTCTCTCGTTGCTTATCCGCCAACCACCCAAGGGGATCATCCTCCTTCTTGGTATCCTCCGCGGTGGGCTCTCCGTCAGGAGGGGGTGGCGCCTGCTGCTGCTGCTGTTGGGCCTGAGCCTCCCAGTTAGCTCTCCACTGGTGAAAGGCTTCATCCCTCTGGGCGATTGCCGCCTCTTGAGCACGGTTCTTCTCCTTGAGTAGGGCGATGTCCTTTGACTTGTCTTGCTCAGAGTTGAACCTGTTGTGCAAGTGAGTCTTAGCTACGGCAAGATCATTGATATCATCAATCTCCTGCCTTAACTGGGCGCCTCTCTCTTCTCTTGAAATAGGGGCTGCCTCTACGGGCGCCGGTTCAGGAGGCGGCGCCTCCTCTCCAGCTCCCATGCCAATAAGAGAGTTTTCTAATTCTACGTCAGGGTCATTCTCTAGGGCTTCTACTACGTCAGCTTCATCTGGGGCCATTGTTTCTTATCTCCTCTGTCTCCAGTTATTGAACCGGGGGGATCTCCTCCGGCTGTGGTTGTTGTACCTGGGCCTCTTGTATCGCTTGTTGCTGTCTGGCCTGGATCTTCTGCACAAGTTCTTGTCTCTTCTCCTCGGTGATCATCCCGGAGGGTAACAGCTCAAGAATATCGTCAGCTCCCATGTCTCCCATTTTGTACATCTCGAGAGGTAAGCCGGAGTTCATGAACTGACCCATCATCTCTTGCTGCTCAGACACGGAGGCTGGCTTCTCAGTAATGATCACATCTCGCTCCAGGCTGGCTTCCCATTCTTCAGGCGGGGGAATAAACTGAGCCTTCGAGGGGCTGATCTGGATGATGTCCTCGGGGGTGAGATTGAGGGCATACTGTCGCAGGCGGAAGGCCGCCGAACGCTTCCGGTACTGAGATAGGGCGTCCATATAGGTCCCCATCGTTTCGCCTACGTTCTTAGAGATCGACTCCATTACCTTGCCGCTGACCCGTCTAACATCAGCGATTTGACCCAGCATCGTAGGGTTGAGACCAGTGGGGCGCCAAACCGCGTTGTCAGCCATGTTCATGTAGGTCTCCAACCCTCGGGGGAAAGGAGCCACCGCGATATCCTTAATACCGGCCATCTTCCCCCTCTTGATTCCAACGACTGGATAAGGCGCTGAGAGCTGCTTCTTGGCTTCTGCTTCGTTCACGAAGGTATCAGCCTCGTAGAGGTACCCGCCCTTGGGAGATCGCTGAAGCATCGAGATTAAGAGCGAGACGAGGCTATTCTTAAACCTCTGCCCCTCCTTCATGAGGTCCACGAGAGCTACCCACTCCGTCTTCTCGTACTGCTTGTAGGGCTGCCCCGTCATGTAGTACCGAGTGAACATCCTCTCGGGGATCTCCTGCGTCTGAACGACCTTATGGCCTATCATCCGGGCTCGGTAGTAGCGCCAGGACTTGGCGCCGTCTTCTGGCCCTTTGGCGAAGAGTTCTGCCCCACCGAAGGCTCCCTGATACCTGACTCTCTCTAACTCAAATTCTTCCTCATCCACCTCACGGTTGCCACCTAGGGGGATCGGAGTTCCGCTCTCACTTATAGCGTAAGTTCCGTCAGGATTCTTCATGAACCTGGGAATCACCCACGCCGGTTGCAGCTCTCGCCACTGGTAATCAGACATGAAGATATTCCGCTTACCCTTATCAAACCACATGCCCTCATTCATGGAGAGCCAAGGGAAGCTATCTACTCGACCACCCTCGTCTGAGATCCTGACGAGATCTTCAATCTCCTTCTTCCGCTCTTCCGGGATCACAAGCATCGCCTCATCGATAGAGACGTACTTGCCGAAGGCGTCCCATTCCCGATCCGTAAGACCTCCCTCCTTGGAGCTACTGTCCCAGATCAGCCCATGAGCCGGACATACGGTCATCTCGGTCTGCCACATGGCGGCGGTAGTCCCGATCCCGTCTGAGATGTCCACACAAGAGAGACCGCCGATGATGAGATCCCGGAACGCGTCAGACTCCCGCACCGCGGCGTCAGTGGCCTCCAGGTTGTATCGATCTACTTCACGAAGGGTAGAGATCCAGCCGCGGTCTTCAACGCCTCTGGGTTGAAAGGTGGCAACATCACGGCTCGTCACCTCTTTGCCCGAAACTACGCCCACAGCTAGAGTTACATCGGAGATAGCAAGAGAGGGCCTTGATGTTTCTTCCCGGTCTCGGAGGTCGTCTCTCTGCCATTGATCCTCAGGGCGTCCACGCACGAACTTGTGGTTCTCGGCAGACTTGGACCACTGCTCACGCGAGGGCTCGACTGCCGACTTCATGCAAAGGTGGAACTCTTCTTCAATCTTGTCATTCGATCTCATAACTAACAAACTCCTGCTGATATCCAACTTGATCCAGGACTGCGACCGGTATCGTAATATTCTGAATCCCTCTCCCTCCAAGAGATCTTCTCAGGGGGCCAAGGAAGGGGACCCACTAAGGACTCTGGCGCCCAGATGAGAGATGCAGCGTCAAGACCGTCATCAGCCCTTGGCTTTGGAAAGGAGCCGATCTCATCAACCTTCATGTACTGTACAAGATCAAAGGCAGCCCCATTCTCATCCTCTTTGATCATCTCCTTCGGAAACCAAATCTTATTCTCAACCAAGGGAGTCTCCCACCTTGCAAACTCCCTTGCTCTCTTGCCTGCATTCTTTCCGCCGCCGCCTCCGTAATTGCGCGTATCGGTACACTTAATAAGCTCCAGGTCATATCCCTTCTCCTCGTGAAACTCTACCTGAGAAGAGTGCGCCTCTGAGGGACCGAAGGATTCGATCCTCCCTTGCTCCACGTTGGTAATCGTCCCCCAGTCTATGCACATTCGGTAGAAGGCTAGCTTCCTCGCCCTTGGGGTCAATTGCTGTCGAAGACCATCCACCCACCAAAACTGATGATCCGGAGAGAGCGCCCAAGCCCAGATAAAAGTGGGATCACCCTTACCCGTCGTCGCGTCCCCACCTGGATCCATGCAAATAACTATGGGCCATCTGGTCCTCCGGACTAGTTGCCGAGCCGTCTCGTCGTAAGTCCGGATTAGGTCGATATCAAGCTTCGTGGTCTCCCCAGAGAGCGCGTTGCACATCATCTGCATACCGTACTCGCGCTTAGCTACGACGGACCCTAGGCCACCCGCCGAGTTTATCCCGGCCCAAAGCCACTCAGGGTGGGCCAACTCGCACTCATACCCGAAGGGGCCACGACCAGGAGCATTCTCGATCTTTTCTGTCGAGTCGTCTTCCGCGGGGAGGAGGTTGAGCTTCCACCCTAGGTCGGTGTGGGTCTTCATCACGAGACCATGAGAGTGGTAGTAAGTCCCGTTCATCATGAAGAAGAAGGAGCTGGACACTAGCCGCTGTGCAGCTACGAATTGTTCTTCGGTATGCTTGATCGAGTCCAAGTCTCTAACTGATTCTCTATCTTCGATATCATCATAGAAATGAGCGTCAAAATGGCTACCAACCGGTAGCTTACTCTTGAATGGGTAGACAGAAAAAGTAGGCTCCAGCCTCGTGCTTGACCTCTTAATGAATATCTGAGAGACGGTAAACCCTATCCCCTCAGCTACGGGATCGGCGAAGAACCTGTCACTCCATAGCTCCTTCAGAAGGTCGTTGGATCTGAGTTCCTGAGAGATCACCCCAAGATGCTTCATGGCTGCCACCTTGGTAAAGGAGAACAAGGCACAAGCAAAGGAAGAGTCTCTTAGGGCGTGCTGGATCATCAGAGAATAAGTCCAAGAACTCTTCCCCATGCCCCGGTAGGCTACGTTCGTCTGCATGTGGGGGCCTTTGCCATCAACCCCAAACTGGACATCTCTCGCGTACTGAAGCTGTCGAGGATGCCAAAAAAGCAATCTCTTGGAGTGCTTATCGTAAGCGTGACGACCAGCTGACATGACGAACAGATGAAGGAAAAATAAATCAGCAGCACACCACAAGCGCATCGCCGCCACCCACTCCTTCGATCCTTTGCCTAAAGCGTTGATCTTCCTGATAAGGGTACGGTAATCGTCAAGCGTGTCCGGGAGATAGACAGTCGTCTCCGGGAGACCATCACCCCAGGGAGTCGCTTCAATCGAGAAGGTCTCTTTATACGACAACTTCAGCCTCTATTACGTCGCCACTCTCAAGCTGTTCCTGGTCTTCCGGCTTCTTGAATAGGGTGCTCATGTGGTCTGTCCACCCGGCAAGAGCCGTCCTGGAGACAGTCACCCGGTGATTGACTTCGCCTTCGTGGATGTGCTTCTGAGACTTCGACCACTTGGTACGATGACGTTGCTCCAAGTACTTAAGAATTGTGTTCGAAAGAGTCTTCCAATCCCCCTCTTCGTAGAGGTTCAGTAGGGACGTCTCTAGCATATCCTCCATGACCGAGCAAGCCTCTTCCACGATAGCTTGCTGGCGATCATGAAAGTCTTCATTGTAGTTGACATGCGATGGCCGTAAAATCGTCTTGACGTAACCCCAGGGAACCCCTACAGCGTCGCAAGCCTGGATCTCTCTCGCTCCAAGTTCTCTGTAATAAGCCAACCAGTCGCTCTCCCACCCAGCAGGATAAGTAGGGGTAGTTCCATAGAACTCTCTACCGTGACGCTCTCTTAATAGTCCGTCCCACTCCTCCAGAAAATCATCGTCCCGCTTGAATAATCGAAGATCTCTATAAAGGGTGTCTCCAGACTTAAGACCGCACTCTCTTGCTCGATCAGAGAACCATTTTTGTATTGAAGTTTGATCCCCAGACGTAACCGCCCCTCTGAACCAGTCGAGAACCATGGTCGGTCCCCAACCGGCAGGGCGCTTAAGAACGGGGGTTGTGTCCTGACGCGCTCTCTCCTGCGTCATGAATTACCGCCCTTTCCTTATCTACGGAATCCCGTGCTGATCGGCCTAATCGGGGGAGTCTGGTTAGAGGAATTAGCTAAAGTATCTGGACCTCGAGGAGGCTGTTGAGGCTTGCCCGGGGGGATATACGGAGGCGTTTGGGTTCCCGGCTTAGTGTAGACTCCTCCGGTTTGGGGAACGTAAGGGGGTGTCTGGGTTCCCCCTCCGCCACCAGAACTGAGGGTTGGAGGTGCGGGACCCCTATCCATATACGTCTGTCCACCTGGGCCGATTCTCAAAGTCCCTTGAGGAGGGGCGTACCCGAAAGCTCCTCTGTACCTGCCTGCTGTGTAGTCCTGACTCCTTCGTGGATCCTGCGGGGGCTGTCCCCAAGGACCTCCTCCACCTGCTCCACCACCTCCTTGCATCCAAGGGGGCTGCATCCAGGGAGGCATCTGCATTCCGCCGCCGCCCCCCATGCCCATATGGGGACCCTGCTGCATCCAAGGGGGCATCTGCATTCCGCCTCCTGCACTGGCACCGTACCCACCGCCACCCGCACCTGGGTATCCACCTCCCGCACTGGGGCCTCCATCGGCGCTTCCGCTCATGAAGCCAGGAGTCGTGTCAAAGATCGCCATGTCGTGAGAGGTTCGGCCCCCCCCTCCATCGGCTCCTGGTCCCATAGCTGGGGCTCCGGGTCCTTGGACTCCGCCACCCGAAGAGGGATACGGCATCGGGCCGCCTCCAGCAGAAGGACCATAGCCACCAGCGCCACCGCCACCATAGGCTTGAAGCCCCGGCCCTTGGTACTGGCCGAGTTGGCCTCTCATGCCGCCAAGGGAGGGTTGACCGTAACCGCCGCCGTACCCGCCGCCAGCACTCCCCATACCTCCAAGCATTTGCATCAAGTACGGGTTATTTTGGAACATGCCGCCCATGATGCTTATCCTTTCCGCTGTTGCTGCTCTTTGACGGCGCCTGGATCTGTGGCTCCGCGTTTCAGTTTGTACTGATCGGCATAGGTGAAGTCGTTGCGGGGACTCTTAGGCCCCTTGGCTTCCGCGTTGGGATTCAGTCCACCATGACCAAATCCGAAGATCTCTGTGTTTTTCTTGCCCTTCATTATTCAAATGCTCCTGTGTGCTGGAGGACGTATAGCTCAGCGGGTGAGCCTCCCCCTCCTGCGGTCCATGATTTAATATCCCCGGAATACTCGACTCCGGCTTTAACGGCGATAGCCACTTCAGCAGCATCATTGCGAAGAGCACGGGTTAGGGTTCCATCTATATCCACCATGAACCCGATATTGGGCGGGATGGCGGTCTCGGTAGCTGTGTATTTAATTGTGACATCAGGAGTTAAAGCGTTCCTGGGTTTGACTCCCATAAATCAATCCTCCTGCTCAAAGAGAGCAAGCCTTCGCCCAAGATTCCGCTTGGCGATTTCAAGTTGTTGGATCATCTGTTTCTTGCGGTGCTTTGAGAAGCTGTGAGGAGGGATCGCATCGATCACCTTGATAGCCGCCTCTAGGGGCTTCAGATCAACAGGTTCCTTCTTCGGGCGACTGAATACGATATCTGTGGATCGCTTGCCGGAGGGCAGGTCCGAGTCAGACTTGATGATTATGCGCCTCTCCGGGGGAGATTCCTCCAGGACAGGGGCCGCAGTCGCCTCGGGAGGTGACGCCATATCCCACAGGGTAGTCACCGCGGCAGGGGTTACGTAGTAGACCTTCTTGATCTCGGCTTGGCCTGCTGCGATGATCTCGTCGAGGGTCGTGTAACCGGCAGCTACGATGTTATTCATAGCTCTTTTCTTGAGTCCCCCTTGACCAATGAGGTTGATCGTAGGGGTTGAGCCCTTGACTAGGGGGTAGGGGCTCTTAGATGTGATGGTGGGGCTAGTAGATTTCTCCATAGAAAGATCTATATCATAATGGCCCCGCTATGTCAAGGATTAGTTAGACAGTTCTCGATAGGAAGTTATCTTCCCATGCCACTTGGCAGGGATCTTTCCAGTGGGTCCCCAGCGGTTTTTTGCTAGGATCAGGGAGGCGGGTGCGTTAAAGTTGGCATCCAGGGTATTCTTGTCGAAATAAGGGAATATCACTTCATCTGAGTCCTGTTCTATGGATGCCGCTTGACGGATATCTTTCAGGGTAGGCTCTCGGTCAAGGCCGTCCTTCATTACATCTCGATTGAGCTGTGATAGGGCAATAGTGCAGACCTTGTGCTTCAGGTTAAAGAGATCCTTGAAGCAGGCTGTAGCTCTCGTGATCGTCTCGACATCTCCCGGCATCCTGTTCTTGTGTCTCATTCGATGGAGATGGTCAACGAAGATGAACTCCGTTCCGTGCTTGATCTTGTCGGCCAGTCCCTTCCTCACGATAGAATCCAGGTCTGACTCGGTATGCCACTTGATATTCCACGATCCAAACCTCTTAGCCGCTGCTACCAGTTTCGCCAGTTCATTTGTGCTGCACATCTGGTTAGCGATCCGGCCATTGTCGATTCCCGTCATCATTGCCAGGATCCTGGGAGTACTTCGAGCTAGGGACATCTCTGAGGAGAAGTAACTCACTCGCCTACCCGACGCCAGTAGAGCCAGCATCATGCTATGAGCCATTGCGGTTTTCCCTTTACCGGTCTGACCAGCCAAGGTAACGGAATCCTCCTCCGAGAAGCCCCCCATCACGTACCGATCTAGGTAGCTAAACCCTGTGGTAGTTCTGTCGTCTACTGTCTGGTCCTGAATGGCCTCTAGGGCCTCCACCATCACCTCTCCGGCGTTCATCTCCTCTACCTGGAGCCTTGTAGCCATAGACAGGACCTCATCACTTAAGGCGCCAAAGAAGTGCTTGACCATAGCTTTAGTGTTAAGTTGCTGAGTAGAAAGGGATTGGACCTTGAACACGTCCCTTAGTCTTCGCCTGGACGAGTAGTCGATGAGTCGGGCTTGCCAGTCAGGGAGGTCGAGGATTCCTGAATCCTGAACCGCTATATCCAAGCCAGCCATATAGGTGAGACTTACGAGCTGATCGCCGCGGCATTCATCAAATACCGTCTGGATCCCGATGGGTCCCCCGTTCTTCTTGATTCTTCGACAGGCATCGAAGATCTCGCGATGTTCTAGCAGGGCAAAGTCTGAGGGACGCAGGTTATGAAAAACTTGATCCAGCTCCTCTGTTTTGCCCTGCCATTCTAATTGAAATATTGCAGCCAAGATACTCTGCTCAAGGTTACTTGACTGGAGAGAACTCACTTCGTCAAGTCTCGGTAGCGAGTCTCGGTAACTACCTTGTACTCATCGTCCCAGCGAGCCGCATTGAGCCATGTGGCCGGGTGAGGGTAGTATTCTGGGTCGGTATTGGCCGTGAGTGCTTCCACAGCCTTCAGGGTAACGGCAAGGGTGGGTAGATGAGGCGTCATCTTCTGCCAAACCTTCCACGCATTCAGCTTTGCCGTCTTCCGGGGATATGCTTTGTAAAATTCGAGGAATTCTGGAGAGTACTTGTGGGCTGAGTCTGTCTTTTTGCGCCGGCGTTGCATCTCGCTCTTGGCTGCAATGAAGTGTTTGGATAATTCAGCATCGTCAAGTCCCGCATAGTCGATCATAGTGTCTACCTCCCGTTGGTATCCGATTTCAAAGAAAGACGCAAGCGGCGGGACGGAGTCGGAATCTCCGTTATTCGAGTGCGACTCTAGCCGCCACGTCTAAACATAGTACTTCAGTTCATCAGATTGGTCAAGGACCGTCCTTGAGGGCCAAGTCCCGCTTGATCCCGAGAAGGGCGAGGCCGATCCTCGTGTCCGTCTCCAGGCTCCGCTTGGGGGTAAGCTCGTTCAGCTCACCGGTATCTCTATGGATGCCGATAACCCTACGCTCCTCTATGGGCTCCCTGGGAAACTCCTCAGTCAGGGCTCTCGCGTAGAGAGCTACCTGGATATAGTGGTCCTGGTAGGTATTTCCCGTCTTCCAGTCGATGACGGTCCTAACGCCATCATTGCCCTTGCCAACCAAATCCACGGTCCCCACGTAGTTATGAGTAGGGCTGTAGACCAGTCTCTCAGAGTCGGTCCAGACGAACCCCGACGACTTCTTCCACTCCAGGAACGCCTCAAACGCATTCACGACCTCGTTGTCAAGGATGCCGATTGGCTTCTTCTTGACGTGGTTGTGAATAGCAGTATGGACCGCAGAGCCCACGGATGCAGCCCCCTTGGCGTACCGCTTGAATGCGTTCCTTGCCCAAGTGGCCCGATCCGGGCGATCGTCCTTGTGGCCGCCAGACTCTACCCAACGGCAGATATCGTCCACGTCATTCCTCGATAAAGACGGGATCGCCTTCACCGCCTGCTCACTCGCCCAGTACATGAGGCCGTCCCCCTTGCTTATCTGGCCCGTGATCGCAGTGACACTCGTCAGTCTAGGGCCCAAGGAGCCATCCTTCATGACTCGGTGATATCGGTGGCCTTTCGGATAGAACCGAATCTTCACCGAACCACCATAGAGGACATGCTCGAAGAACTTGCCCGTAGGTCCCCTAGAACTGGACATCGTCGTTGTTGCTCCCCAGGGGCTCAAGGGGCGGAACATCCGCGAGTGGGGGGCCGATACTCAGGACTGAGGGTTGGACTTCTCCCTTGAACGTATCCTCGACCACCATCACTGAGAGAGGAGTATTCTCGGGCAAGTCGCCAGTGTCCCAGCCCATAGGGAACTGCCTCTTGCAATCCTCCACGCTGTTCCATCCGTAGTAGCCCCGAAGGAGTTTGTAGAGCCGACTATCCTTCCCTATGAACAAGGACGCCGACGTTACGATCTCGCACCGACGCCCCTCCTGGTCCACTTCCTCGGTCTGAAAGATGAATGTACCCATCTCGTAGGGGCCATAGTCCCCCTGTTTCTCCTTCGTTGCGATCCTCAACAAGAGTGAGTTGTGCCGCTTGTCTACCGAGGGTCGTCCTGGGTTGTCGTACTCCTTCTTTTCTCCGTACGTAGCTCTCGCCATGTCATTGTCTCCTTTTCTCGCTAATGGGGCTAAGCCCCTGTTTGTAATTTCTTTAACATTTCGATAAGAGGTTCTTCCCTTGGCCTTGAACCACTCAGAGCTATCATGATTTCCTCTTCACTATACTCGGCACTTAACGCCTCGTAATCTGTATCAAGAAGATAAAGCAATTCTTCTCGCGTGAGACCCATCCGATACAAGATCCTCCAACTAGCCTCTGGGGGCGCCGCACTGCTGCTATACGCAAACCCATCATCATAGAGCGGAATACCCCTACCCCTCAACCAAAAGAAACGGATCCACCGCCACCCAGGACGCGGAGCCGTGCTTGAATGAGTCCGTGAACCTGATCCCCGCTGACCGTCCTAGCGCCGCCGCGTCTGAGGTTGCCCCGCTTCCAGCGCCGCCCGACTCTATCGCGTAATTGGTTCCGCCTGGGAGTGAGCAGATGTGGATTGCTATGTGATGAGCTGGGTCCCCATAACAAATCAAAGACCCTGGTGCCAGCCCACCGCTACCGCGGGCTACGAAATAGATAAATAGATCCTGCGCCGACCGATCCTGACCATCGTAGATCTCCGGGAACTTCTCCATGACCTCCCTCAGCCACTCCACCACGAACCCAGAACAGTCTAGGCCATCCTGAAGGTCCTGGCCTCCCCAGCGGTAGACGGAGCCGTACGCTCGCATCTGGTCGGCGACTAGGATTCCGTAGGCTCGGGCATTTTCGCGGCGTGTAGTCATAACTCCATCCTCCCTTTCGCGGTCCTTAACCAAAGCTCATGCTGAAACTCCTCGGCCTTCCTGTCGCCAAGCATGTTATAAAATAGAGCCGCAAGTTCCTTCATACTCTCGCCTCGATCCTCCTCGCTAGCTTCCATAGTAACCTTGACTGTAGGATGTGAAAGATGGAACGGGCATTCCATCTTCTCAATGCTAACTGTTATATTCATTTCTCATCTCCTTTCTCGTCTCTCTCCAACGGATCATATCACAAAGAGTCCGGGAGTCAATACCTTTTTCTTCGATTGACAGAATCGGTCTGTTCATGTAGAGTCCCCCTACGGCCCCCGGAGATCCTTCCTCTCCCCTGTGGGCCTGAGAGACGGTGATACGGGAAGAGGGTGGTTTTTCATCTTAACGATGTGGTGTTTGCGAGACCCAACTCCCTCAGTACCTGTCCCGTCTCTCTTTTTCTTTTTCATGTTACAATAAGTCGTCCGCCTCCGGCATCGTTCACACGATCGCGGTCAGGCAGTGAGGTTATGTGCACTAACTCTCACCAGAGGCGTAGGCCCAGGCGGACAACAATCTCCCCTTGACGAATCCCCTCAATTAGTATACGGTCGTCTTGTTAGTAGCTATAGGCTGCTAGATCGGGGAGAGAGGAACGGATGTCAACGGCCGCCTCTCCCTTAAACCGGAAGGCGAAACCTCTCACGCCGGAACCCTAGCCTGAAGTGAACAGGGGAGCGGGGGCGCACAGCCAAGTGCCCTTATTGAATCACGAGTCGAGGTATGAAGGCCATAAGTGCTATCCTCGGACCCTACGGAGCCCAGCTCTCCCGGTGACAGGCGTCATCATTCTGGAAGCACCGGAGGCGATAGGCCATCCTGAGGTGAGAGAATATTCCACCTATAGGATGCCTTTCCCTTCCGCTCCCAGATCCCGGTAACAGGTAGGGCGAGCGACGGAAGCGAGGAACGAGCTTCCGGAGCGAGCGCCCCAGTCCCCTCTCCCCAGCCGAAGGCTCCCCCAGTACAAGAGAGATAGATCCCTACCCAGAATACCCCCTTGACCTTCGGGACCCTTAATGATATGATCCCTTACAAGAGAAGAGAGATGCCCCGGCAATAGAGTCGAGGCTCGTACGGGAAGGGGATTTCTATGACCGTAAACAAACCCGGATGCCTTTTTTATTTTTATCAGCTCCTGACCATCGTGTTCATCACCCTGAAGCTTCGCTCTATCATTAATTGGTCCTGGTGGTTAGTCCTCGCTCCGACGTGGATTCCGATTGCCAGCACGGGGCTTTTTGTCGGTGCCACATGGGTGATCGCTCTGTGGAGAGCGCGATGATTAAGAACACGTCAATCGATTTCAGATGGGACGACCACAAGGACAACCTTGTATGCCTAGAAGTTAGCACGTGCGACATCGAGCGGAAAGGGCGGGGGGTAAGGCTTAGGATCGCAGGCACGGAGCACGAGTCCTGGTTGGTCCCCGCCCAAGTAAAAGAACTCCACGAAGCTCTAGGTCTCTTCCTCGAAACAGGGCGCCTTCACGGGCCTCCCCCTAGCTCCATCGTAAGGGAAGTTACGCCGGAAGTAGAGGCGGCGGTGAAGGGGCGGGGCGAAGAATGGCGAGTTGTGAGAGCTTACCCCGATAGAGCCTCGTCCGACTTCGTTGTGACCCGACAGCGAGAAGGAAAGACTGAGTACCTTGAGTACGACGGAGAAGTGACATCATCCCCTTACCTGTACGTCGAGGAAGAGGAGGCGATATCGATTCTTACGGGGAGGCTAGAACGGGAGAAGGGAGACTGGGACATCCACCTCGTCGATGGAACCTACGTCGTGAAGAGGAAGTTCCGTGAGCTGTACCTGAAGCCTAACGGGACTGTACGCACCCGCATGTACCACTTTACCGTCAAGGCCAACGCCGAGAAAGCCCTACAAAGGTACCTGGTGCTCAACGTTGAGGCGATCAATACTGCCGTGCGAGAGGCCACGGAGTGGCGGGTGGTCTGGAAAGAGCCAGTCTCTTTCCATTACGCCACTCCAGCACGATGGGCCATTCAAAAAGGGAACCAGGATATCTACCTCTGCGACAAGCACATCATGGGGGTGGGTCCGCACTTCTTCTCACAGAGAGAGCAAGCTCAGGCCTGCCTGGACAATTACCCAGCCAAATAGCCACCAACAAACAGGGAGAGGGGAAGAGGAATGAAATCAAGACATGCGATCATCACTTTTGCAAAAGCACGAAGAAAGAGACGCCTTAAAGCTCTACAAGAAAGGCTTGTCCGCGAGCGGGGTAGCCAAAGAGTTGGGCATTCGGTACTCGACAATCAGGGAGTTCCTTCGAGAAAAGGGAGTCCTCCGCCCACACGGAGGCAAGAAGACAGCCAACCGGAAGAAGATCATGAAGATCGCTAAGAAGTACAAGAGTACTAGTAACAAATATCACAACGGTGTAGTATTAATAGCAAAGGAGGCCGGTGTGCATGTCAGTACGGTGCGCCGGGTTCTTAGAGAGGAGGAGGGGCCGTGACCGTAGATCAATTGCAACAAGGTAATGACTTGGTGGCTGAGATGCAGAGGCTCGAAGATGAGATCAAGGGGTGGGGCCTATGTGTTGGGATTGTCGCTGAGCCAGCCAAATCTCATGAGAGCTACCAGCTCAGGAAGTATGAGCTAGAGGAGAGTATCGTCGTGATATCATCCAAGATCGATAAACTTCAGAGCGACTTAGCCGAGGCCGAAGCTGCCTTCGAGGCGCTATGAGCGTTAGGTCGAAGATAGAGGTTCTTCTTGTGGGGCTCAATGACTACAGCCATGGCAAGGATGTCCACTCTGGTCTATATCTCTGCGAGGATGAATCCGTGGCTTGGATGACGAGCATGGTTGAAGAGTTCTTAGCAAGCTTCAGTGACGCGGATATTGAAGTCGTTGAGCACATGAGACTCATTGTCAGGATGGAAGGCCGAGTGAAGGATGTGGGGCTATGATCTACTTCTGGTGGGCCATATTCTGCTCCCTGATCTCCGCTGCTGCATGGTACGAGCTTTCTACCAGCCCCAGAGAACCCGCCGTAGCGAAGGCGTTGATCGCCGGTGCGTGGTTTTACTTGGCCGGTGTGAGTCTCGGCAAGATAGCCATCATACTTGTGTCGATGAAGGTCTCATGAGCCCCCGCGGACCCAAGAAATCCACCACCGTCAGGACTCGTGACTTGTTTGAGAAGCACGGCGGCGGGGCCTGCTGGACAATCGGAACCGTAGAGCGAAAGACAGGCCCCGTATCTGTTGATCTCTTTGGGTTCATTGATCAGATCGCTATCGGAGACGGGCATCACTTCTGCCTCTCAGCGACTCTTGGTATTCAAACCACAGTTGTCGATAAGGTGAACGAGCGAGTCAAGAAGATCGCAGGGCTGAGACCTCAAGTAGAGGCTTGGCTAAATACGAGAACAGGCTCACGTGAGATCGTGGTTCTGGGTTGGCGATACCTGAAGAGGATCGGCAAGTGGGAACCTAAAGGGGTCGTGATCTTTGATTACGAGGAAGGTGATGGAATGCTTGCATGGAGGTTCAGGGACGAGGAATCGCTGTTTTGTGGAGGTGTAGGACACTTCTTGATTCCCTGGATAGAAAACGACAAAAAGGAGGAAGAAAACAATGAGTGACTTGACCAAAGACGACCGAATTAAAGCCATCCATAAACTGGGACCAATCAAGGGAGTTGCTATCTTTAATAAGAACGTTGCTGGAGACAAGAGACTCGTCCTCCAGGGAGATAAGATGTCCTTCGGGGGTGACTACGATGACATTAGGCCCTTGATCGTCCTTGAACTGACCCGAGACTCGGTGGCGTACCTGCGACCGAATTACGTACGAATGGCGGAAGAGGAGACCCCATGACTCAACTGACAAGAGAAGAAGAAGTCTGGGTACGGGCCTTCAGTGCCTTTATCACCGCAGCCGGGAGAATAGAAGACGGACCTGGCATCGCTGACAGGGCCTTGCGGGATTTCCAATCGAGATTCCCGGCGCCAGAGGTATCACCGCCCGAGACGGAGGTGGATTACTCGGCAGAGGACGCCTTTCTTGAGCTTCAGAGATTGGAGGGATGGGCTCAGCGGACCGAGAAGGATGCGAGGGAGTCGTGATTGCTTCCCTTGTAATCTCCTTAGGAGTCGTCTTCGGGACTGCCTTCATAGTCGCTAATTGCTACATACTCGAAGACGAAGAAAACCTCTGGAGGCTTCAGCACCTGTTCTACAGGCGTGATTTTTTCGAGATGAGGGGATCGATCTATAGGCTTCGCCACGACTCGGCATATCGGTACTACATTGAGTCTGGAGAGGGCATCTCTTGGCTCAAGAAGAGCGATCCCATTCGGGGGCTAACCTTTCATGAGAGTACACTAATTTGGATGGAGGATACAGATAATGATTGAACTACTTGTCGGACTCGCTAAGGTTGCCGGTCTCATTATTGGTACTATCATATTCTTAGCCGTGATAACAAGAATTGTTGCCCCTATTCTTGACTGGATATGGGGGCTTTAATCATGAGTAGTAACGACTACGGCTATCTGGTGACGTATACGGAGATGGGGGCGCCTACGGGCTGGAAACCACATCTCCAATCCAGGATCATCACTGACCGTCCCGTGAAGTTCATTACCGACCTAGACTCCGGAAGACCCGGCTGGTACCACTACCTCATCAACTCAGAGAAGCTGTCAGAGGAAGACCATCGATCCCTGTACGAAGAGGAGGAGGAGGAGGAGGAGGACTCATGACTCATAAGAACCAACTATCCCCCATCCAGGAGGCCGTTGCTCGGGAGGTTGCCCAAGAGCAAGAAGAGATCTCCTCGCGTGTGGAGAAAAATAAAAAGGAAATCGAGTACGAGACTCACGGATTCTGGGGGATCTCGCATCCTTCAGGGGATTCCAGGAGGGTAATGACAGATCTGTGTGTGTGGAAGGAGGGAGCTATTCGCCGGTTCGTTAATGCCGCTTACCCGGGTGGGACTTTCTCATGGGCGGACAAGTGGCAACTATTTCACGGGCAGGGACACCGGGCAGTTCCTGTGGTTATTCACTGGAAGGAAGAAGAAGAAGAAGAAGAGGAGGAGGAGCTATGACCGAGACAAAAGGGATACTAGCAGTTATGAACCAGTTCGGAGACTATGACTCTGAGAAGAGGCAACTCGTCTCTGATCTAGTAGACAAAGCCAAAGAAGACCACTGGGCTGACTCACTAACTGAATCAGGAGTTCAAGCCAAGGCCGCTGAATATTTTGCAAAAGAGGTTTCAAAGCGCTGGCCGGATCGCGTTCGCTCTTCCATGTGGATCGGCGTTCGCTCGATGGACAAGGACAAGGGGCTTGAGTTTACGGTCCTCGAAAAGAAGGGATTCCGGTTCTCAGCCTTACTTGGCCGGAAGAGTGCAGGGGCAGGAGTATTCAGAGACGTGTACAAGGGCAAGTACCAAGGCAGAAAGGTCACCGCATCAATCGGTGTGGGGTCCGTATTCAAGTGCGGCACGAAGGACTGGGAGCCTGTTCTAGCCGTGAGCCTGAGGTTCTGATATGAGTGAAATGAAGATCGAGATCACGAAGCGGCGGTGCAAGGTTGGAGGCCCTGGCCGCCCTGGATACGGGGAAGCTTCGGTTCGTGCCGATGGGTATCGGCGTCGAGGACCTTATCCCGATGATCGAGGAGCTGGAGCGCCTGGGGAATGAGTGGTTCTATGACTAGTGATGAAAGGAGGTCGGATGCTGATTAAGAGAATTAGGTTCGAGAAAAGGCGTACACCAAGAGGCCCAGAGATGGGGTATCGTGTGGACTGGATACTCACGGAGGAATGGTCCTTACTGGGAGTCCTTGTCGTCTATAAGAGAGAGTCGGTGATGTAGGTCTTCGCGTGGAAAAGTTGGTGGGTTTTTTGAGGTGGTTAAACGGGGAAAAGGGAGTTCGGACGGGGCTTTGACCCCCCGGTCATCGAGAGACCTAGGCTCCCACTCTCTCTACTCTCAGCGATGGACCGATGTGTCCTGTTGTCAGTAGCTTATGCTGCTCTGAACAAGGAAGGGATGGGTAGGGCAGGGGTAGGGTAGGGCTGATGGATGGGCGAGGGTAGAGGGAAGGAGAGACGGGTGAAAGAGTCGGAGGTAGAGGACTAAGATAATGGTTGACGGTGGGATACCAACCACAACCACACCACGCCGTCAACCAACCACATCACAACAACAACGAAAGGACACACCACAATGACCAAACAACCAGAGCAATCCAAGCGACCGAATCCCTTGGTCTCTATCAGCACTATGGCCTCACTCATGGCTAACGGCGTACAGGTCCATGACTGGGGCGAGCTGACCTGCTGGCTCCAAATGCTAACGACCGGCTTACAGGAAGGGGATTCCTTCGACTGGGCCGTCCACGAGGCCAGAGGACCAAGTAGTCTTATGCCCGGTCGACTGGGGTTGGCTCAAAGACCACGTGGCTAAGCTCCCTCCAGTCTCCCCCTGATATCACATTGCCCCTTGACACCTGATATCACTGTGCTATCATGGACTCATGACAAACACATTGAGCACTCCTAACCCCACATCCAAGCCCCTCAGAGGCCCTAGGCCTTCCTGGGAGGCTTCAGTGTGGTGCTAATGTCAGCAGCGCAACAGACGGAAGGAAGAACCGAGATGATGACCGAAGAGCAACTAGAGCGAGACTATATAGACCGAGCCTGTGCCGCTATAAGGGCTGGCGCAAGCTGTTCCATCGATTATGGCCTGCCCTGGGTTTCAGTTACTCAGCCTGGCGGTACAGAGTATTTTTTCCAGGAGTCCGAAGCCTCTGATCTCTTGGAGTCCGTCCCCGACTGGATCGATGAACACACATACATCATTGCAGTCTCCCAGGGCTGGTGAACTCATGACCAACTCCCCAATAATCAACCACGCCATCACTGCCGCTAATGTCAGCAGCGCAACAGACGGAAGGAAGAACCCAATGCCGATGCTACCACCAGAACGAAACCACCTAATCTCAAGAGCCAGAACCCTAAAGAGGGCACAGGGCGAAGTGAATCAGCTCCTGTGTAGCGGATGGCACCAAGGCAAGTCGAGGGACGCTATCGTTTATGTATCCGAGCTACTCAAAGCCGAACGTCGCAAGATACAAGACAGAGTCACTAGGAGCCTAGCATCATGACCAACAGCCCCATCATCAACCACGCAATCACCGCCGCTATCGTGGCCATCCTTGCCCACTCGCATCTCATTGCCCTTCTCGCGTTCTTGGTGTACGGGTCATGAGAAGTACTCCAGACCATATGCGTTCCATCGATTACGAGCCGTCAGCCGGGATATCCATGTCAAACGAAACCCTTGTGAGGGCATACGAATTCTTTTATAACCTTCCATACTCCCCAACCACCAGCCAGAACCCAGCCCGGGACCCAGCCACAACCCGCTAAGGACGAAACATAGCCCCTGTATTGCCGGGGCTGTGTCCACTGGTATCGCCAGTGCTGACGAGTCCGGAAGGCTTGAACGATAGAGAAGGAAGGAAGAACCAATGTCTGAAGAAATCCCTTTAGATCAAAGGATCAAAAACGAAATAGCTCACATGAAGGAAGTGCGGGACCAGTTGAAGCGACTCTCTCGGGAGTATAACGACTTGTTTCAAGCTGACAAAGAGGGGTCATCGACTAACTGGAGTAACAATCCCAAGGGAGATGCACTCTTCGGCCTTTATTGCGAGTACGATGATCTTCAAGAAAGAATAGACGCGCTCATTCGCTTTGAGTTAGAGCCCGCACTCAAGACCGCTCAATCCGGGTCCACCTCATGAACTGCCTAGAATGCACCGGCCCTCTCACCACCAGCACCGAACGCTGGAATGAGATCTGCCGGGAGTGTACCGACCAAGAGCCAGCCGCATCCATAGATGATCACCACGAGCACTATCAACCTACCACAAGCCAAGAGCCTGAGCCCTTTGCTCTGGAGGAGATGAGATTATGACACAGACTCAGACCGTAACCGAGCGACGGCGGATCGCCAAAAAGAGCCTACTCCTTGCCGGGATGGAGCATTCCAGGTACAACGATTCATATCATATTCACTTGGTCTCAAATCAATCGCACCTCAGGGGAGGGTTGACCCTTCGGGAGGTCGAGATCTTCGCCGAGGCCATCTATTTCTATCACTGGGAACTCAACAGCGAGAACAGAAAGGCAGAGGGATCATGAACCATCTTCATTGCCTCTGGGCTTCTCTTACCGGGAAGCGCCGCCCATATATCACACGACTCTGGAAACCGCGAAGCTTAGGCCACATTACCGAATCTATCCTCTGGATCTCGATTGAGCAAAACGGGAGCCGGGACCCAATCAGGGCTTGGAGATTCAATCTCGGCCCTACCTACAACGGAACCGTGGCCGGTATCTTCATACTCACGCCGTGGTTTTCCATCCTGGGTCACATCAGAACTCAAGCGCCCACGAGATAGGAGCAATAAGTGAAACAAAACGTTGCAAACCATGAAACAAAACGTTGTACCAACCAAGAACCCATTTACACAATTGACACCGATATATGGGGTGACGACGACGACCAAGAGTACACGCGGGAACAGTTCGACGAGGTAGTGACCAGCCTTGCGACGCTCGGCCCTGACTGGGATCACCTCACCGAGGGCGTCAGCTACGGGTCGGACGGTTACGTCCGGGACTGCGACGGAACAATCATTGCTGAGCAAGTCAATTTCGGGCTCGTGGTCGATTGCCTTGGGGGCCTACTCCCATGACAAGCCGAATCAAAGCATGGCACTTCACCGCCCTTGATAAGCACCTCGGCTACGAGGATAGACGCCTAGTTGAGCCGGGAAAAACCCTCTCCGTGGAGGGACCCCCAGAGATGTGTACGCACGGCCTCCACGCCTCCAAGCGTGCTCTCGACGCCCTCAAGTACGCCCCCGGCCCTTACCTGTGGCGAGTAGATATCTGGGGTAACGTGATCGAGGACGACGACAAGCTTGTGGGTACTCACCGCGAAGCCCTCGCGGGATTCGATGCGACCAAACTCCTTCGGCGATTCTCCCGGATGTGTGCACTTGACGTCGTTCACCTCTGGGATGCTCCGGATGTTGTGTTGCAATACCTGAAGACCGGAAATCCTGAACTTAAGGCCGCAGCACGGGCCGCAGCACAGGCCGCAGCATGGGCCGCAGCACAGGACGCAGCACGGGACGCAGCACGGAACGCAGCATGGGCCGCAGCACAGGCCGCAGCATGGAACGCAGCATGGGACGCAGCACGGGCCGCAGCATGGAACGCAGCACAGGCCGCAGCATGGAACGCAGCACGGGCCGCAGCATGGGCCGCAGCATGGAGCCGTCAGTCTCGACGCTTGAACGCCATGATCGGCTATGCCCTCAAGAAGGAGACAACCCCATGAAGCCCAATCCCAACCAGAACCCGCTCTTCACCCTTACCGAGAAGCCGAAGAGACGACCACAGGAGCCCCGTATCCCCTTGGGGTACCGGCACCTGGGCCAATGGCTGGAGATCAAAGAAGGGGACCTTGTAGCCGTGAGATTCCCCGGTCACTGGAAGAAGGGCCGAGCATCCTCAGTGAAGCAGAATATCAAGCTAGAGCGCAAGTCGGCGCCTGGATTGTGACTGTAGAGTTCGACGCAGGAGGGCAAGTCGAGGTGACGAACCTCATCGCTCTCATCAAACAGAAACCACCAAAAGGAGAACTAGATGCCACGGAATGACCCACAGCCAGGGGGTAACGGATGTTGATAGGAGATGAGTTCGATTTAAAGTTATCTCGAAATTTATTCAGATGGAGAGTCATCAAGGTCCATAAAACAGGAAGGGAACTCGCCTACAAAGCAATCAATATCACTCGAAGGGGTAACACGGGCAAATCAGTTCATTCTTTTATTGGGCATGGAGGGCAAATCTTACATCTTCCCAATTCCGGCAGAAGTGCCACCTATGACTATTGCTCTTGGTCCGACGTAGGGACTGGATGGTTGAGGCCGCAATGTAAGACTGATCACGCAACCCCTAAGCCTCCTAGATTTGCCGTTTATTGTTGCTACTGCGGGAGGCTCATGAGAAAAAAGAACGATAGATTTAGGGAGAACTGAATAATGCCAAGAAACAAACCACAGCCAAGGGGTAAATCAATCCTATATCGGCCGACAGAGAAGGGGCGAGAAGCTTTGGAGTACCTAGCAAATGAGTATGAAATGAGCATGAACGAAACGATAGATCATATGCTGATAAAACGCCAAGAGGCTGAACTCTTCCTGCTGCGCAACTCACTGGGCAATTATGCTAACCGGTAACGCCGCACCCAAGAAGGGACCGACCGTCGTAATGTACAGACAGACGTTCTCCGACTCCGAGGAGCCCATGAATATAGACGCTGCTGTCTCCAAAGTGACCATCTACCGCCCAGACTGGGGTGAGGGGGATTTGGAGATCGTGGAGGGTAGATCCAACTTCACTGAAGATGCTCTGTTCAGTCTATGTGGGCTACTCATCGAGATGGGTGTCGTTCGCCCTATAGACCTACTCAGAAGCCTTGGCGGCGGATGGGAGGCTGTAGAGGTAGGGGTAGAGCAATGCTAACCGGTAAAGTCCGTTACAGAGTCACCACACACCCCACTTGGAGGTACGTCAACACGTCTCCTGTCCACATCCCTATGCCAGGGCTGCCGCTCAGGAAGTGGCAGACAGAAGGAACCCTCCCTCGCGTCTACGGGAGCCTTGTTATAGGCCCTGGGACGGTTCATGGACTCTCTACACCCATCAAGACCATCACCGGCACCATCGCACCCACGATACTTACCGACGACGACAGCAACATCGAAGTCAACATGGGACCTGACGGTATCTTCGTCTATGGCCCTTATGCCTGGGACGGCGCCTCCGGTCCTGCCATCGACACTCCCTCGTCGATTGCTAATTCCCTACCCCACGATATAGGGTATCAGTTCATCAGAATGGGGCTCTTGCCGACCACTTATAAAAGGGTTTTTGATCGATACCTGTACACATGTATGTCATACTGTGAGGAGGGGTCGAATCCCCTTTACCGGACATGGAGGCACCTACGAGGGGCCGGGTATCTGGCTGCTGTTCATGTGGGCGGGTGGTGGGGTTTGCGCGGAGAGGAGGAGGAGAGATGAAAGATGTAAAGTGTCCTTACTGTGGCCACGGTCAAGATATTAACCATGACGGATATGGCTACGAGGAAGATAGGCTCCATGAGCAAGAGTGCTGTAGTTGCGACAGAAGCTTCGCCTACTCCACCTCAATTTCTTTTTACCACGAGGCTTACTCCGCTCCATGCATAGACGACGAATCTCTGCACCAGTGGGAACCTACATTTACGACGCCAAGGGAGTGTACCAAAATGAGGTGCAAGGCATGCTGGTACGAGAGGCCACCAACGCCCGAAGAGATGTCCGTAATAATGAATAGACCCCAATGAATAACCCCATCCTAGTAATCATCGGAGCCCTACTACTAATCATCTGCAACGGTGGAGGAGGCAGCTATGCCGAGTGAACAAATCCTAACAATGGAAGAGTGGAGCGTAATCTTCAAGCGTGTCCACGACGACGCCGCCATCCTAACCAGAGAAGTAATAGCCCGGGGCCTCGAGCCTCATCACCCACACAACCCGCACCGTCTAGGATCTCTGGAGTTCGATGCATTCGAGTCAGGGAGAGATGCAGCGCGGGGAGAGGAGAAGACCTAATGCCAATGACATTCACCGACGATATGGTAGAGAATTATCTGACTAACTCAGAGATGGACACTTCGGGGACAGCCTCGAAACAGCGAGAAAGACTTTCGAATCTCTTTGATGAAAAAGGGGACCATCTTGCTGCTTGGGAGGTAAGAACCGGGCGACCGTGGGATGACATGACGAGCATAGAGGCTGATATCCTTCTCGGCAAATTCCCCAGACTAATCAGAAACCCAGGACTACTATCTCGCCTGTTACAGGAGACCCAATCATGAAGCTAACCAAACAGCACCTACACCTCGCAATCGTGGGAATACTCCTGACCTCGGGAGTCGCCACCTACATCACCATGGCCGAGGAAGCACCCCAGGGGATCTATCAGCCCTCCCGTCTAAGCACGGGAAACCTCGACCTAGAGCTGAACACGGGCGTAGGGTACAAAATCCCTTACGGGGCCATCTCGTGGGCCGGGTATAAGCTCCAGAC